CCACGCGCAGATCCGCAACGACATGAGCGAAGCGGCCGTGGCTAAAGCCAAGGCTGAGAAGAAGAAGCAGGAGAAACGTCGCCAGCGCGAAGAGCAGGAAAAGGCTGAGTAAATCCAGGGCAGACAGAGCAGATTGAACCACTCTGTCTGCCTTTCTGGTCTGTTTGCTGAAGGCGATTTGCCAGGCGGGCGTCTGAAAAACGTTTACTGGAAGTGTCTGCTGTAAAGAGGGAGTGAAGATTTAAGAGTCGGGGTGCCGCTTCAGTCTGGATGACATCCCGGACTTCAGTACAGCTATTTCCGCTTTCTGCACGTAACGTTAGCGCGTGCAGAAAACCGGGATTGCTGGCGGAATGAGCAAACGGACGGCGATGTAGTGAATCTCCTGGCCTGTTTGCGCTATACTGCGCGCCGCTGTCCTCTTAGTTAAATGGATATAGTGATAAATCAAATCAAGCATTTGTTTTTTATATAAAAAATCAAAATAAAAACCACCATAAAGTACTTAAAAATGTACGCAAAAATAAAAATAAATCTTCTTTCACTAAACTTTTAAGGCTTGTAAGCCGTAAATAATTCGTTAAATTAGAATAAAAAACGGATTTATTTATGACTACCGTGTTTTATCAGCCAACCGCATTTGCTGCCTGCGATTCGAAATGGTCTATAAACGGCTTCGAAATCAACGACATAAAAGAAGATAAGTTTATACTACATCACTCCCCTAAGACTGGAGAAATGTTAGTTACGCTTATGGCAGGTAGTCACATAGCAATAGTGCTTTATCAAGCACTTTTAAGTGGACTGATAACGGGACAGCAGTTCTACAACCTGTTCAATATGTACGACCCATATTTCGAACTTGAATACGACTCTGTGACTTTGGCGCTGTCTAATGGCAACCTAAAATCTAAGCCTCATGTCTACTATCCCAGCCATAAGGCTAACGGTATCTACTCCTTTGGAAGTGGGGGTTTTTACGCTGGCTCGTTTTTTTATCACGCCGCTGTTTATGCGCATAAGAAAAGGAATAAAGCTCCTCCAAGGGCTTTTTCTCATTCGTGTGGCATAATCTGCGCAATGAATTATGCTTATAGCCAAGATGGTTGTTCTGGTGGTAAAGTGCACAAACTTGAATGGGTTCAAAATTCAACCGTTCATGGCACAATGCTTCCAATTGACGATAAATACTTTATAAATCTTAAACTTACCCTTGTGGAGACTATGAGGGAGACACATGACATGTACACTGAAAAAGCGGAAAACCAAGTAGTAGCTTCATTGGCTGACAAAAAACGTACGCTTCAAGAGAAGCGTTCTCGTGGACAGGCTATAGCTAAAACTCAGGCAAATAATCATGCAACTAAGATGACAGTATCTACTGTCGTTGATCACCTTAAATGGTTTGAATCTTTGTAAGATCGCTTTTGCCTTTAACATAGTCATGGAATTTAAAGGTTAAAGGGGTGTATCCCTTCCACCTAGAAATTACTCAATAAAAGCAGCTACTTATAGCTGCTTTTTTACGACAAATATCCCAATTAAGTTAAATCGTAGGTCGGTATGGCTCATAAACAGCCAAAACTTGAGCCGTCACCTTACCCAGTATGATAATACCTTCCAGCCCCTCTCCATCGATTGTCTCACCGTCCTGAGTGATAATCCCTGATCTGAATAATTTACCCAGCCGCGGGTAGTCATCGAATTGGAACGCGACTGTATCGCCTGGCTTAGCCGTTACTGACCGATCCACCAGTACAAAGCCCTCTGGGGTCTCCAGGCGCAATACGTTGACTGGGTTTGGCATTAGGACGGCATTCAGGTCGATGCGTTTTTCAACGAAGTCAGCAGCAGGTGATGGAAAACCCATTCTACAGCCCTCCGTTCGGATTGAACTGCTGGTAAGTTTTCGCCTCACCTTCCTGCGTCGAGGCGTCACGGAACGTCACGGTGTTTGTCTTTATCCACTGGTTAGCTTCACGCAGGCTGAAGTGCCAATTAACCAACTCCAGCTGATGGACAAATTCCTGAGTCTTGACGATAACGCCCAGCCCCGGCTCTCGCCTCATGGCAGCCATGAATGCCGCCTTAATATCACTCTCTCTCGCCATGATAAATCCTCCCCCGACAAACACTGTATAGATAAACAGTAATATCGATAGGTATGATTGATCAAGGCGGACCAGTTCACAGATTTGTAAAGGGTTTGAGAGGTAAGGGTTTTTAATCGTGCGGGAGTGGCGGTGAGTAACTAATCTCAAATGACCCACCCCGTAGCCTGCTCAGACAGGAGCGGCTGAGTTATTGCCCGGTCGCCGGGCTTTTTTATGAAGATGTAAGATGCGAGCGATTTATTGTTTTGCGCTTCTTGAGTTTAAAGTACCCTATCAGATAGTTTTTTTAGTTAATAGAGATCTTCGATGAACCCAAGGCATTACGACTTCATTGACTCCTTAAGGGGCATAGCTGCGCTTAGCGTTCTTATAGTGCACCTGGGGAGACTGACAACACCAAGCATAGAGGCTCCCGCATGGATATTCCCACTGACTGACATAGGAGGAACTGGAGTATTATTATTCTTCGTGCTCAGCGCATTCACGTTATCTCTATCTATGAAGTCAAGGAGGAATGAAGCCAATCCTTTAAGAAATTACTTCATCCGCAGGTTTTTTAGGATAGCCCCACTTTTTTACGTTGTTATGATTGCCACTTACTTCAGAGATATATACGTTTTCGGTGTCTGGCAGCCATGGAGTGAGGTCTTAAAGAGCATGTTTTTTGTTTTGAACTTTTTCCCTGGAAGTGAACAAGGATTTGTTTGGGCCAGTTGGACTATAGGTGCTGAAATGGCTTTTTATGCCATATTTCCATTAGTGTTTATGCTATCCAAAGGCTTAAGTAGTTCTTTATTAGTATTACTCTTATCATTCTTAGTGCGATGGACTTGGAAGTTTTTTATTTTTAACAAGATGGGCGCTGCTGAAGCTGCCGCATTTTACTCAACAAGCATCATTCATCACCTGCCACATTTCATTATGGGAATAGTAACCTATCACGTTTATGAAGCAACAAAACATATAAAATTAAACAGAATTGCTTGCTTTACATTCCTTTTGGCTTTGCCAGCTTTGATTTTTACTTTAATAGCATACAAAGTCATTAACTATTACGTTTTAGATGACCGAAGCACATCCTGCTCGTTGCTATTTTCAATAATTATAATTGGAGTCTCACAGCTGCCACTTAAAGCGATTGTAAATAGGTTTACTATTTATGTGGGCAAGATAAGCTATTCGGTTTACCTTATACATGCGAATGTTATTTATTTTGCTGGTTCTAAAATCTCTTCATTGCTTGAAGGATATGACCATAGTGGCTGGAAGTACGCTCTGTGCCTAGTCTGCGTTCTATCTATAACTCTTGCTTTATCGGCATTAAGCTATGTGATAATTGAGAAAAACGGCAATAGATTAGGAAGGAATTTCATTGATTGGCTTAATCAAAAGAAAATGAATTATATAAAATGCTGAAATCTTGAAGGGCTTTGGTAAGCCCTTTCCAATTTATGGTTTTACGGGCCACGAGATGCTTTTATCAGTATTTGCATCTATATCATTTAAAGCATCAATGTAATCGAGAATTTTGTTTAACTTTTCAGTCTCTGCTGCCGTCAAGTTCCTTCCTAGGAGTAGCTTGGTTTGCCATGGCACAACATCCTGTGTTGCTTCAGCGATCAGGTTGGATTTTATCGATAGGTTATTAGATATGTTCTGCGATTTTAAATCGTCAACTTCTTCTTCTGTCATGGGTGGTTCAACGAATTTACTATCCATATAGCCCCAGCCAATTGACGGGTTTGTCCCTGTGTCGTCCGGAATTTCCGCGTAAGTGATCCCATCGCCAAAATCCATCGGGCTATCTTTGGGTCCAGCCCAAACAATCGTATTAATTACCTTCTTGTCTTTTATAAGTGCGTAAGAAGCCATTATGCATACTCCCAGATTATTACAATACCGTTTCCGCCAGAGCCGCCCGCAAGAACAGAGGTGTTTCCGTAACTACAGGCTCCTGAGCCTCCGCAACCAATAGCTCCGTTTGTTCCAGGAGCGGTATTCATCACTGGTGTCGTAGTTCCTGAGAAAAATGATCCGCCCCCAGCACCGCTGATGCAGTTACCAAATGTTGTCCATATTGGCTGAATACCATAAGAGCCAGCAGCATTTATAATATTGCCGTTTGTTGCTTGTCCGCCTGGGCTGCCAATTTGCTGCTGTACACCTGATGTCCATGTGGCATTTAAGTCCTGAGCCCCCCTGGTTCCGCCTCGGGCTACAATATTTCCAAAGGAAGAATCACCTCCATTTGTATAAGAAGCCCCGCCCAAGCCAACGTTTACCGCCTGAGATGAGGGGACCGTTGTAAGATAGGATTTTGCATACCCTCCTCCTCCAGCGCCTCGTCCAAGTGCAACTGATGAGCTATTTGCAGCGGATGCATTTCCGCCACCTCCACCGCCACCAACAACTTCAACAATAATTGACTTAGTTCCGGGAGTCGGCGTGTAATTTCCGCTTGCCGTGAATGACTGAACATTGATCAGGCGTCCGGAATTTACCAGTGCTTTGATAGCTGCCAGCAGCTGAGCGTTATTTGTTTTAGCTAGGGAAATGCCTGCTGCTTCAATAACAGCTGCAACCTCTTCCTGAATTGAATCGAAGAAATCAGCATCCAGCGCTGTCGGCAGCTCGCCTGTCTGAGGGTTACCGCCTGTAAACCCGTTCTTACCCGCACCAAACTTGTCTTTCTTAGCGGTTGATGTATCAATGCGATGCATGTTTACTCCAGGTATCTGAAAATAACGTAGGTATGTGAAGGGGCGAGTTTGTTAAGTACGCATTCTGCAGTGGTGTCTCCCCACGCTCTGAGGCTGTCAGTGGCGTTACTTATTGCCGTCATTGGGGTGATCTGAGTTGCAGCAGGCATGTTGACCTGCCAGTAGTAGCGCCACTCGTCGCTATATAGCGAATCCGTGCAGACAGAAAGACAGGTGAACTGGCTCTTTTTATATCGGGTGATAGTGACGCCTGTGTAACCCAGCGCTTCAAGCTGCTCCAGATAGAAGGCTTCATTAATACCACCAGCCAGATTCAGCTTTGCATCAAGCCTTTGCCTGCGCTGCTGAAGCGTCTGAACACCCTGAGGTGCACAGCTGTCAGGTAAACCGCTGATTTCCTCATACCGGTCAATAAGCTCCGTCACGGAACGCGGGTCGGTTTCCAGCATCAGTGCATTACCGCGCCCGTGAAGCTCTGCAAGCGAGGGAGCCAGCCCGGTCAGCAGCAGATCATCTGCATCCCATGCCGGACCACGCGGCAGGAGTGCGCCCAGCATCTGCCGGTACTGTGCCGTTAATTCCATGAGATAGTCCCCACAACGCCCAGCTCTCCCTTACCGATAGTGATGTCAGCAGACGGACTGACCAGCATGTGACTGTATTCCCCGGTTGCGATACTGATAGCTTCGCTGATACGCGATGGTTTCAGCACGCTTTCCGGACCGCCGTCGCGCAGCATCATTGATCGCAGTTCAGCTTCAACGGCATAGCGAACTGCTGTGGTGTCGGGGTTTAGGCGAATCTGGAAGTTAACCGTGTGCGGCGTAGGCGCAAACACATAGATATCGGCACCGGCCACGGGGGCTAGCGGTTCGATGTAAGCCTGCGCGGCCGCTACGGTTGTAGCATTCGGCACCGGATTAATCAGGTCGCTGCTTGCCACCATCACCCCTACCGTTCCGCGCCCGCTCCAGTGCCGGTAAGTCCATGCCCGGGTAATGCCTGTAACTTCTTTGGCCCACACCTCATAGTCACCGTCAGCGCCACCCTGAGGCGTCCAGTACCAGCGTTCAATGACGCGAGCCCGCCAGAGCTCTAAATCCTCAACGTCAGCGCCACCCTGAATGCTGTCCGCTACGCCAGCAGACGTAAGGCCCGTAATCGGGCTGACCAGCCGCATAGCCAGACTGTCATCCGTGTTACCGATTGCCCCTGCCGTATCGCAGACAACAGGCACGCGAAGTACGCCACCCGCTGACGTGGCAGCGGCTGTTGTCGTGAATGATACCAGGTCGTCACGCTGGATGGTCACTCCTGCGGGTATGGTGATACCGGCTGTTGCGACCGCCCAGCGGGCATAGCCTGCCGCTGTCGTGGCTGCTTTGCGCGGGCATCGCTTCATGTTGGCATGGCGGGTGAGCCAATCCTCATCAGCAAGGTCCGGCAGAAGATTGCGAGCCAGATAATCGATATAGCCGTAAACGGTATGCACGGCTGCCGCCTGAACACGCCCGTAAACCTCAGCATCAGTGCGACGCAGAGCCGCAAGCGTTGAATCTGCAGCCAGTCGGGTCAGGATATCGTTGCGGACGGTGGTGATTAACTGAGGGAGTGTCGGGCGGTTAAATCCACTGTCAGCCATTAAGTTCACTCCATAAATCGTCAAAGGAAAATGCCATGCGGTTACCGTCTTTCTGGCTGATAACTATTGAAGCGCTGAGCGTTATGATCCCAATCCGCTCGGCCTTCACGTCCACCCTTACCGCTATGCCGTCATCCACCAGCCACTGAAGCGCCTGGCTGATATATTCGCGCGCTTTGAGCGGCGTTTTATTGGTGAGTTTCTGTCGGCTGAGAAGGTAAAGGCGGGAGCCAATCCGGTCGTTTTGCACGGTCGGAAAGCTGTCACCCCACCAGCCGTTATCCTGTTCCGGGCTGTCGTCAGGCTCAGCCTTTCGCCAGGAGAACAGTGAGATAATGACGGCACGCGTCAGAGGATCGGGAGGCCAAGTAACATCACGTTGAACGCCGTTAATCACAATAATCATGGCTCCCCCATTTTCTGGGTTGTCGCGTCGGTAGTGCCGCCACCTGAGCCGTTCTCTTTATGCGTATGACCGTTGTAGGCCGTACGCATGGCTGACATGGTCAGGCCGGAAGAGTCACATTTATCTTTGATCTCGCCCGTCGCCTCGATGTCCATTTCAAACCGGGCCTTTGTCGCATTGGTGAACGTGATTGGCTTGCCTGCACCGTTGACGACGATGCCTGCCCGGGTCAGAGTGACTGACTGGCCCAGATCGTCATAAACTGCAACCTCTCCAGTCTCAAGACCTTTGATGCGGTAACGCCGGTCAGAGACGACCAGCACCACGCCATGTGACCGGTCGCCGTCAAAGTAAGCGGCCACAGCCTCAGCCCCGATGAGCGGCGCTGCCGTAAATCCGTAAGGCTCCATATGCTCAATATCGCTTTTGCCCTCGCCTCCCGCCATTTCAACCTGCAGCATCTGGCACTTTGTGGCCGTGTTCAGACCGCGAACGACTGCCCGCGCCAGAAGGTTTGACAGCGCACGGCCCATACCTGAAATCGGGTTAGCCATCAGAAATCATCCTCTTCTTTCTTTTTCTTACGCTTGCCGGGTTTGGCTGGCTCAGGTAGATAAGCATCTGGCGGCCCGACCCGGATTTCGGTCACGGTGCCGTTTTCATCCTGCTGATAGGTCACCTCAGCGATCACCATCTGCCGGTTGTTAAAGCCCAGAACGGGGTCAAAGACGATCACCTGCAGGTTTGGCAGCCAGAGTGAGCCGTCACCCTGCCGCCAGCCCTGCACGGTGTAGGTCACCTCATCGGTGCGAGCAGCACGCTGGCGCATCTCAAACTCTGCACGTGCGCTGCAGGTTGCGGTGGTGGCGTTGCCGGTCTGGCGGATAATCATCGGGCGGTAACGCTTCAGGCCGCCATCAATAGTTTTTGAACGAATAGCCGTAGTTGTGGCCTCGCCAAAGTCGTCATCGTTGCCCTTGCGCTGACCGGACACCTGATAGTCGCTGAACCGGTCCCGGATGCTCTTTTCCGTGTCGCAGGAAAGGATGTTTTCACCCAGAACCAGCGCGGTATGCGCCTGCTGGCTGCCGATGCCGCCGATAACCAGATTACCCAGCGCGTTGTCATACGCCAGCGCCTGCTGCAGTCCGAGCATTTTGTTGAGCACATCCATGACCGTTTCACCCTGGTCTGCCTGAACACCCTGAAGCGCACCTGACGCGCCACCTGCATCCACCACCGTGATGCTGAAAGGTTTAGCTAGCTCAGTGGCCACCTGCGCCAGTGAACGCCCGGCGTACTGCGACGGAATGGCCGAGCAGTCGATGAGATCAGCTGTTTTACTGCGACCGGATATTCCCACGCTGATGCTGCGGGCGTCATACCGGACCGGCGTCGCCTCAACGTAGCCAGTCAGCACCTTATCGGTGCCAATCAGGACTTCCACAAGGTCACCGTTTTTAATCCGGTTGCTGCGATTCGCCTGGTCGGTGTCGCCGGGCCAGCTGCGAGTGATCTCAACGGTAAAGTCACGGGCGATACGTTCAATTCCTGCAGCGATCCGCACCGAGGTCCAGCCGCCCCACTCCTGCCCGTTAACGCGAAGAATTATGGTGTCATTCATCTAACCGGTACCCTCAGTGACTGAACCGGCACAAAACCGGGATGACGGATGCCGTTACGCACGGTAATATCACCGGCGCGGGAGGCTGAGTCGTACCAGTCGGCGGCCAGCACCAGCGCGGGCATAACCTGCGAGGGTGTCCGTTCAGTTATCCGATCCACCTGCTCCAGTCGTGCTGAGATATCTCGGTTGACGTCCGTGCGCACAGTGACCAGTGCCTGATAGAGCCCATCATCTGAAACACGCTCCATCTCAAGGTCAATGGCCTCGTTAAGGCTATCGCGCACCTTAGACAGGTCATCCCATGAGATAACGGTGCCACTGTCAGTTGAGGATGTGACTCCGGCGGAAGCAGAAGCAGTCGTCACGGAAGATTGCGAAGTTTCTGATGCCGCGACCATGGCCGCCCTAGCTGAAGATGATACTGACGCTAATGATGTGTCGCCTGATGCCGGCTGAATATTGCTTACCGCCGGATGCGAAACCCTGACCGGCTTCAGCGGGTCCTGCTGGCGTGTAACTGTTCGGTTTGCTGGCTGCGGAAGGTTAGTGACCGCAGCCGCGGCTTCGCTGATCGCCGTGGTACGCACCGCCTGCGCCACGTAATTGCGCTGGATAGTCTGCGCCTGAGCCGTTTTACTGTCGGTGTTCCACACACCTCGCGGGGCAAGACCAGAATCGACCGTGACGCCGGTCAGCCCCTTAATCATTGCCATCAGGTCAGATGCGTTACCGGTGAGCCGTGAACCTGCCCGCCACATGGTCTGCAGGCGATTAACAAAACTCATTCCACTGGACGGCGGCCTGAGCAGCACCGACAGGTCACCCTGCAGCAGGCGTGATGCCGCGCTGACACCTGAATCAACATACTGAAATGCGCTGGTAACATTATTGAACATGCCTGTCGCCTCATCCAGAACACCGTCCTGCAGGAAGTCCGGCAGCCCATCCATGCCAAAGGCACCGAACGCCGATGAAATAGCATCGTCCAGGAATGACACTGAAGAGGTAAGTTTCTGGCCCGTTGCCAGCCCTGCGGTCGGAAATGACAGTTCGCCCGCTTCAATAAAGCTGAAGCTTACACGGCACATGCGGCCTTCACTCAGTGAATGGCTGATACGCACTGCGTCATCAACGGTAATCGTCATTTCGCCGTAGAACGGATGCACCAGTGTGCAGGCTCCCGGCTTCTCGATGGCCTCAATCAGTCGGTTACGCTGCTCAAAGAAGTCATCACCAATCAGATACGCCTGAACGCTGAAGCGCCGCGTTGCCCGTCCTAAATCTTCCGCCCATGGCTTGTCGCGATTCGGGTACTCATGCACCTGCACCCGGCGGCCAAAGGTGGCCTCATCTTCTTCAACCTTGAATGGGACGCCCCGCAGCGAGGCATCCTGCAGATTGTCAATCCAACTCATGGTTAGCTCCGGGAAATAAAAAACCCGCCAGAGCGGGTCTTTAATTTGAAAATCGATTGTAACCTACGTCTACATCAAGCCAGGGGAGCGTTCCACCAACTGGAGCTACCCGCATTCCTGGCGGGGCACCTTCAAAGCTGATCTTAAGTTCTCCCTGGCGGGAAGGTTCATTTGCGGGTGGAAGAAGTGAAATGTTACTGCTAATCGTTTGAGGATCGCCAATACCACTCTGCTTCTGATTTTTGAACCAGTCACCAGCGCCCCAGCTTTCCTTCATAGATTCCCAGAAAGGTTTTAAGTCGCCATCTTTGTAAGCTACTTCTGATGGGGCGGAAGGGATTTTTTCAGGAAGTTTGAGTGCGCCAGAATCAGAGTTCTTCTGGTTATTATACCAGCCACCAGCCTTCCATCGCTGTTTAAACGACTCCCAGAATGAGGCGGTACCATCTTTCTGAGTTGCGGCATCTGATATTTCTTCCAGCTTTTGGAACATATAAAGAGCTACAGCTATCGATACTGTGAGGGCGCTTAGTTTGCTTATTTTGCTCAATATGGCGAGCAGTCCACCTGCCTTGGTTGTTGCGGTCGTTAGTGAGCCAATAACCTGAAGCGTAAACGCCCCGGCCATCAATCCACCAATTCCCGTAATGATCCCATTCATACCCCCCAGCGCACCTGCCAGGCCATCTATTTTTGTCCAGACTTTCTCAACTACCGGGCCGAACTTATCCCAATCAGAAATCAACAATCCAATTCCTAACGCAGCAAGTCGAAGGAATAGACCCATAGGTGAGAGCTTCAGGCCTTGCCCCAAAATACCCAGCGCAAAGTTAATTCCCAGCAGCCCCAGCTTCATTCCGACAAAACCGGCTGCGATGCCAAATGCACCACGAATAACCCTCGGGTTTTTGTCAGCAAACTCAGTAAAGCGCTCTGACATGTCACCCAGCCAGCCCACCAGCCTTTTAGCATCACCAGCAAAGGCCCCGCCGATTGCCGCAAGACCATTGACCGCTGTACCGGTCAATGACTCCCAGATATTCGAAAGTGTGCTTAGCTGAGCATTAACGCGCTTATTTAGGTCCGCCTGCTTTCCCATTTTCTCCTGAATCTGGTCATAGCCGGTTTTACCTTTATCAATCAGCGCATTTAGCACCTGTAGTGTTTCGGCGTCATCACCGAATATCTGCTTAATGATGGTGGTTTTTTGTTTTGTTGTTAATGACTGAAGCTTATTCAGTTGCTTGAAAAGATTATCAAGGCCGCCGAACTCTCCCTTGCCATCGGTAAAATCTAACTGAATACCTTTTCGAGTTAGCAGCTTGTTGGCTGCCTTCATCTTTTTACCATCAAAGCCAGCTTGGAATACTTTTCGGAGGGCGTTACCGGAAGCCTCACCTTCCATCCCCATCTGATCCATCATCACCGAAATTGGTGCCAGGGCGCGGGCTGCAGTCAGGCCATCTTTACTGACCATTTTTAGAATGGAGCTGGTCTTAGAAAAGAAAGAGAGCATGTTGGTATCATCGACGCCCAAGTAAAAAGCTTTTTGGATCGTATCGAATAATCCCATCATATCTTCTGAAGCTGTACCGGTAGCATCCTGCATTTTTGCAGCAAACTCTGCAGCCGCTTCGGGCGTTTTCTTGAGCTGAACTGCCAGATAAGCAGAAGCTTCGCCAACACCACTTAGAATGTTCTGGGCCGGAATACCCTGCCTGACAAGCATCTGCATCATGTTCTGAAAGTCAGCAGTGGTGCCCGGCAGTTTATTGCCGAGGCCTATAGCCAGCTTATTGATCTTTTCGAAGTCCGAACCGACTGCGCCGCTGGCATCCATCATGGCAACCTTTAAGCCAGTGGCAGCGTCTTCCTGTTTGGCAAAAGCAACCAGCGAACCTGTCAGCCCGGCAGCAAGACCGCCTGCCATAGCCATACCACCCTTACCTGCCTCCTCTGCGTCTTTACGGAACCGGCGCAGGTTCTTTTGCATACGGCCAAGTGCAGGTGAAAGCCTGTCAACGCCAGTGATAAGCGCCTTCAGTTCAAATTCAGCCATTGGCTTTTCGCTCCCGTTCTATCCGGTTCGCCTGGTCGATAAGTAATTGCAGGCTTTTTAAGTCCTCGCTCAGGACTTCCAGAGGATTTATGCGCCAGTAACTGGCGCAATCGAAGTACAGATTAAGCAGCTCTTTAGCTGTCAGGCCTGAAGGAAAAAACCGGCTACTACCCAGCCAGCAGCATTAAGGTCTGATGGCGACATATCATCAACCGAGCTGGGAGGAATACTGCCCAGTTGGCTAATGTATTTAGCCACAACATGAGCCAGCAGCTTTACGGACTCATCCTGATTCATCTGATAGGGATAGCCCAACTCACGGACATCCTTGCCCGTTGGCTCACGCAGCTCCAGCACATGGATAGTTTCGCCGTGTGCCGTAATAGGTTTTGAAAGCTGAAGTTCACTCACTGATAGAATCCTTCTGAACCGTGGAATTCGAGGTCAACCGTACCCTCTTCCGCATTGTGGTTGGCTTCACCGAACTGGAACGCTTCAGACAGCACGTAAACCATGCCGTTAGCCAGTTCGGCGGTGATGGTCATCTGATCGGAATCCATCAGTTTGGTAACCGGAAATGCCTTCGGTACTTTAAAAGTGCCTTTGACGTAAGGCGCGCGATGCGTCTCTTTGTAATCAACGTCACCGGCCAGGCCGATCACGTCATCACGCACTTTGGTGTTCATCGGCACCTCAATGCCGCCGGTCAGTGACAGCTGCTGGCCGTCCACCTTGACGTATGCTGTACCCGCAATTTTTGCCATTACGCGGTCTCCTCGCTGTATTGCAGACGGAACTGATTAAGCAGCGCAAAGACGCGCAGCTGGTTGACGTAATCCGGTGGGAACAGGACGTCCACACGGGTCGGGTCACTGACGTTGCGCTCTACCACAAGATGCTGCTTGAAGAGATCGAAGTTCTCCACGATCCCCGCCCGCTCCATCGTGCGATAGCTGGCGCACATCTCACCCTTCAGCACTGCAGGCGTCACTATGGCCTGACCCGGACCGAAGCGCGTGCCGTCATTCGCGAGCTTATGGCGTGGGTACTTACTGGTGATGATACTTTTCAGCTGGCGGATAACGTAAGCGCTGGTATGCAGCGTTTCACTGTCCAGGTAGCTATTGTCCGCCACGCCATAGGCGTTTTTCTGATAGGTGGTAATGTCGCGCTGAATGCGCAGCACGCCGCTTTCAGCGTAGGCCGTGGCAATACCGTGCTTCAGCAGCGACTGCTGTTCAGTCAGGGTAAAACGGCTGCCTGCCGGTGCAGGTAATGCGCCGTTCAGCTCACCGGTCTGAGTCGGTCTGGCCGGGTCATTGCGGATAAATACCGCATTACGGGCGGTACGCAGCGCGACCAGCTCATCTGCTGCTGTCTGAACAGCAGGCTCATAACCGGCAACTGTAATATGCTGGTTGTTCATGGTGTCGCCGAAGGCCACCAGGTCAGAGAGTGTGCTGATTTTTGCGGTGTAGACGTGACCGTAAAGCTGTCGTGCATAGCCCCAGCGCCCGGACGAATCGTTCATTTCCAGCGCCAGCGTCGCCAGCGAGGCGGAATCACTGAACGGCGTGCCGATGAAGTCAAACGGCTCATCGCCCATCGCAGCCACGGTTGCAGCCAGTGACGGTGAACCCGCACCACCCGCCATAGCTGCAATCACAGCGTTAACCCCATCAGGTGTGGTTTCGCTCCCCACAGTGCCGTAGTAGTTCAGCGCCAGTGGAATGCTGTTGCCGGTAAGCCCCTTGTGGCGCGCAGTGAGCGTCACCACACCAGCTGCTGCTGCTGCTGTCACGGGCAGGTCTGCGTTAGCGTTAACGGCGGCGGCAAGCGTCGCGGCCACGGCAGCAGGAGCATCGCCGGTTACCACAGCGGCCTGAACGCGTACTGCGCCAATATAAAGGCTCAGCGAACCTGACGCCTGTACGTTACCGGTTAGCGTCACGGTGCCTTTGGCAGTCTCGCCATCAGGCTCAGTTACCGCGATAACCCACAGCTCACCAAATGGATCGACGGCACGATAGCGCGCCACCATGCGGGCTAACTGGCTGCCACGACCTGCAACCTTACCCGCCAGTGCCGCTGACGGCATGATAGTGAGCTTATTTTTAACGATGGAGCTGTCGGCAGAGGCAAAGCCAATCAGCAGCGATGGGCCGCTATCTTGCGTGGTGTTTGCTTCGCTGTTGTCCATCTCCGCCCAGAACAACGGCACGCGGAGGTCTGACGGAATAGTGGGGAACGAGACTGACATTATTCACCGCCCTTTTTCTTGGCGTCAGCAGCTGGTTTTTCTTCTTCTGCGCTGACTTCTTCGACATCACCATCCGCAATGCGGCGGTGCCAGTAGCTGCTTTCTTCGACGTTCCGGCCTTCTGAAGGCATCAGATCGCCCCGGGCTGGGTCAGGGACTGACCGCCCGCGTTTGGGTCTGAGTTGCATGATTTACTCGCTGAGGTTGATTTTGGTGTGGTGCTCTATGATGCCGTCAGGCCCGTTACCCGGATCGATGTAGTCAACGTCTATTTCGACCGTTTTCAATTCATCCAGGGCGTAAAGGTCATCCTGCTGGCGCGTGTCCTCTTCGGTGATTTCCCGCGTCAGCATGAATTCAAACTGGTAGTAGAGTCGGCCCCGGTCCATATCCAGAAGCTGTCCGCCGGAGTATGCCACCGGGCCTGCATCTGAATCAGGTTCCCAGCCCAGCAGCGCCTTCCAGATTTGCTGCCGCACATCATGTACGGCGTCATACCCTGCTGCCTGACCGCGCTCGTCGCGCGTATTATCCAGCACTACCACCACCGCAAAGCCTTCAGTCACGTTCTGCCAGTAGTCGGTCAGGGACTTCTGCTCAGCGGTGACGTCTTCTGTCGGCACAACATACGCCGCCGGCAGCCGCATTTTGCCGGTTTCGGGAATGGCTTTAAATTCAGCAGCCCCGGCTACGTTACCCGCGAACATCGGACATCGCGCCCGGAGTGCGGCGATCACCAGCGATAGTTTCATTTCTTTTTCCTTTCAGGACGCAGGGAGGTACGCAGCGCACGGGTCAGCACATAGCGCGTCCATGTTTTGCGCGCCTCCAGCACCTCGGTCATATAGTTTTTACGCGGGGCAACGCGCCAGCCATTACCGCCGGACTTGCCTTTGTGGTGACTCTTTTTGCGCTTAGCGCCACGCTTGATGCCGTAGAACAGGAACGCGGGGTAAAAGTCACCCTCAATAAGGCGATTGCCCTCGCCCCGCTTCTGGTTTGGCGCTATGCGCACCATCAGGCCCGGACGGCTTTTTGATGCGCGGGGAACGTAATAGCCGATGGATCGTGCCAGCCTGCCGGTTCTGAATCCCGGATACTCGCCCGGAGCAGAACTGCCACGACGCATGACCAGACGCCTGGCATCACGCATGTGAACCTGACCAATCTGAATGAAGGCGCGGCGCATTTTTGCCCGGTTAAAAACGAGGTCTTTGGGCTGCTGAAAATCAACGTGCAGAAGCGGCTTAGCCATACATCTCTCCGTCGCTGTCCACAGCCCTCAACTCCTCGCACTCCAGCAGCAGGTAACGACCGGCTGAGTTGAGGTCGCGCAGGCGCTTAACGCGATATACATAACCGCCGTGAACCACCTCAAAATCTGAAGTGATGCCCCGTCGATAACGGATGGTCATGTAGTGGGTTATGATTTCGTCAGCCTGAACTGATTCATGATAGGTGGTAGCACCTACCTGCCGGACCTTCGCCCAGACGTCCTTTTCATTCTGATAGACCGGCTCTATGCCGTAATCCGCTGCGGCCTGGTCGATGCGCTGGCGCAGGTGAATACGCTTATTCAGCTCACCGGGATCGGGCAGCGTGTAAACGGCACTGGTATTTGATGAGCGTCGCTGCATACTAATACCCCGACACCGGCAGACGCCGTGAATACAGCAGGAACTCAAACGCCTGCGGCGTCTCCGTCATTTCCAGCTCTGACACTGAGCTGCGGTGCTCATACCAGTGACTGACCAGCATCAGCAGTGCAAGCCGGATATCTTCGGTGATGACCATGCCGTCCGTATCAAGAGGCGCAACATCTGCCACCGTTTTATAAAGATTGCGATTGAGGTAAGTCACCGCCTTTGCCTCAGCTGCCAGTGCAAAAAGCTCAAGCAGCCGATCTTCATCCGTGAAGTCGCTCTCAAGACGACACTGCTGTTTAATTTCTTCGAGCGTCAGCAGCATAATTTTCAGCCTTTTTTGTTCTTACCTTTTGCTGGCTCTGGCTCTGGCTCTGGCTCTGGCTCTGGCTCTGGCTCTGGCTCTGGCTCTGGCTCTGGCTCTGGCTCTGGCTCTGGCTCTGGCTCTGGCTCTGGCTCTGGCTCTGGCAGTGCTGCAGTACTGTCTTCAACC